GGTATCATACTTAGCCATATAGTGAGCCAACATTCTCACCTCTAAACCAGAGACATCAACGCCTACAAGTTTTTTACCTGCTGGAACCGTAAATAAGGCTCTACATTCTTTACCGTAAGGCACATTGACACTTGGTATTTGTGCCATGTTTGGGTACGAATGTGTTGCTCTAGCTGTAACAGTTGAATTGGTATTACACACTCCATGTATTTTCCAATTCTTTTCATGCTTTAACCAAGCTTGTGCTCCTGTAGCTAGTTGCCCAATTCTTTTATCTAATAAAAAATGTTCGCACAATATTTTAGCTTCTGGATATGGTAATGAAGCTAATACTGTTTCATCTAATTTAGGTTTACCATCTTCAGTAAATTCTTTTGGTTTCCAATTATGAATAGATATTAATTTTTCTGCAATATCTTGTCTGCTTGATGGATTAAATGTTTTCGTGGATTCTTTATAAAACACTTGACCTTTAACATATCCTCTAGCTTTGTTATTTACTTTAGGAAAAAATGGTGTTTTAATTGTTTCAGGTGGAAACATTTCTTGGAATTTATCTTCAAGTTCTAATCTTCTTGTATTTAATTTTGTATATAATTCTCTTGCAGCTTCTAAATTAAAAGTAAATCCATGTTGTTCTTGTTTGTAAATTAATTTAGCAACTTCATGTTCTAATTCCATTGCTTGATTTGAATATCCTTTTTCATTTATCATGTTGTATAATTTATGAGTTACTTCAACATCTTGAATACAGTATTCTAACATTTCAGGTGTAAATGTTTTCCAATCAGTTTCAATAGTTGTTTTGTAAGTTCCAATTCTATTACCCCAAGCTTTTAAACTATGTCTTCCAATACAATCTCTAGGAAAATCTTTTCTTTGAAAATCTTTTTCTTTTACATCTGGATATAACAATCTTGTTGCTACCAAAGTGTCAAAAATTTTTGCGTCAGTTTCAAAGCGAAGATAAAGTTTTTTAAGAACAGGTAAATCATATTTAATTATATTATGACCTATTAATAATTCTGCTTTTCTTAATTTGTTAACAGCTTCATCTGTTGTTAATTTTAAAATTTCGTTTGTTTCAATATCTTTTAAAACAATGCAATGAACTTTAGTAACGTCTTCTAATAAACCATCAGTTTCTAAATCAAATATATATTTCATAATTTTATTTTTATAATTTTAATTACATTGCTAGTTGGAATTGTTGTTACATTACCAACATCAGCAACAAAACCTTCATCATCAAAATTTAAATCAGCCGCAATTATATGTATTCCACCAGAAGATTTAATAAGCCATCCAGTTGAAACACAAATAGTTGGTTTTGATTTTATTGCTGCATTTAAATGTTGCCATCCAGCATCTGAATTTATATCAGACCACCAGAGCTGAACAAAATCAGCATCTAATGTTTTTTTATTCAGTATTGGAAGGTTTATTTTCTTTTTCATCAATTTGTTTTTCTTTTTTGTCTTCTTTTTTATCACCAAATATTTCTAACCAGCCTTGTTTATAAGCTTCATCAGGTATCATTTTACCGTCTCTCATTTTTTTATCTACCATATATTAATGTACTGTTATTGTTTTTGTTTTTAATTGCCATGCATAATAAGTTTGTTCACATAACTCAGCTATTGCATTGTCAATAAATTTTTTAACCTTATCACTTGGCACCATTACTATTATTTCTTTTTCTGGATTTAATTGTGCTTTAATCAAATGTGCCATAACATATTCTGTCCAACTATAAGCTGTATGTCTATCAGAAATCTTTTTGAGTTTCTGCTTGTACTTCATTTAATGTTCCTGTTTCTAAATCATAACGTAATGTACAAGCTGTGCCTGTTTCACCACTAAAACGATTTTTAAGTATGTTAAGTTTTGCAAGATTGTCACTTGATTGTAAATCTCTATTCATAGAAATAATCATGTCAGCTAATTGTCCAATGCTGGCCGAACCCCTAAGACTATTCATAGATACTTCAACACCATCTTCATAACCTTTGTTTCCTTCTGGTCTTTTTAAATGTGAAACAAGTATTAATCCGATACCAGTTTCTTCAACTAATGTTCTTAATTTAGAAACAAAATAATCAATTAATTTACGCTCATCATTTGTATGTTCATCACCTAAAGCTGACAAAGCCATATGTAAATGGTCAAGCACAACAAAATCTACTGCACAAGCTTTTGCCAAATATCTTATTTTAGATAATAAATTATCAGCAACGGTACTACCGAAGTGGTTATATAAATAAAACTTCCCATTACCAACAGTATGTTTAAAAGTCTCTTGTAGTTCGGCATCTGTTATTCCCTCTCTAGTTAAATGCAAAGGTTTTTTTAATTTAACTCCCATTATTCCTAAAGCACTTCTTTTAATACTTTCTTCTAATGCTATATAACCAACAGTAAAATCTTGGTTTATTAAATCTAACGCAACATGTCTGCAAAAACTAGATTTACCAACTCCAGTTCCAGCGGTTAAAACTACAAGCTCACCTTTTCTTAAACCATAAGTTTTTTTGTTTAAACAATCAAAAGGATATTTAGCGGTAACATGTTTTTCTTCTTTTTGTATTTCTTCCCAAAGGTCAGCACCTAAAATAATTCCATCAGGTCTATACGCTTTACTTCCCCAAACACAATTAGTTAATTCAGCTGCTTTACCTGCAACTAACATTTCATTTGCATCTTTTAAAGGTATTGTACAAATCTTTGCTTTGTTAGGTGAAAATAATTTAGCACATTCTACTGCTGCTTCTTGACCATATTTATCTTGGTCAAACATAAGTACAACAGATTCAAAACCTTCAAGCCATTCAAGTTCTTTTTGAATATCTTTTTTAGCTCCTGCTGCACCTGTTTTAATACTTACTACTGGGAATTTATTTTGATTAATTTTAGAAACAGACAAGGCATCTAGTTCGCCTTCTGTTACAATAACCATTTTACCTTTGTCACGCCATAAATGTTGTCCAAACAATGTTGCTTGTTTAGGGTCACCTAGCCATTGAAAAGTTTTATCTGGGTATCTTAATTTTTGAGCTACTAATGTTTTATTTTTGTCATAGTAGTTGGCAATGTGGCAAGGTCTTCCAAACCAAGAGCCAATTTGATAATTAAATTTTTGTGCGGTGTCATAATCTATTTTTCTTTTAGTTAATTCTTTTACGTCACCTGTTATAAAAGTTACATCTTCATTTGTTTGTTTTGGTTTCAAATCGTTTAATCCTTCTTTTCTTGTGTTGCATGAAAAACAAAAAGTATGTCCATCATCATAAACTGAATTGGCATCACTTGAGCCGCATTCATCACAATGTGTGTGATATAAAAAAATACTCTCTGTTTTATTCATAAAATCCTTAGTTAAAGTTAACCTACTGGGCATTACACCCAGCAGGCACAAACAAACTATCGCAACAATTCTTTTACATTGAAATGCGGCGATAAAGAGCTAGTCACATCTCTGTGACCAACAATCTCAACATCATTGTATTCTATTTTTAATTTAGCAATCAGTTCTATAAGGGAACTATATTGTTTAAAAGTATAATTACAATCAGGTTGTCCATTAGTTGATTTACCACCAATTAGGCAAATACCAATAGAATTTTTATTAGACAAAGTAATTGTAGTATTAATATGTGCACCAGCAATTTGAATGTCTCTACCATCTTGCACATCACCATCTCTGGTTATTACTTTGTGAAAAGCACAAGAAAACAATCCTTCTTTTCTGTGTTTTGTATCTAAATCTTTTACATTAACATTTTCTTCAGGAGTGGTATCAGAAGAATGTATGACAATATATTTAGTTTCTTTTCTTACACTGTTCATAGCCACTCCTTTGGAATGTGTTTGTCAGAATATTTAAAACCATATTTATCACACCACATACCGTATGTTGTCGTAGATTTTTTACTTATCCTACTTTTTGAATTACTAAAAACAAATCTAATATCTAAATTAGGATGTTGTTCTTTAATCAATCTCATTTTTTGTCTGTCTTGTGTGGTAAACAAACCTTTAGTTTCAATAAATATTTTTTTATCAATTAAATAAAAATCAGGTGTGTAAGTATGAGCTTTTTGTGGCTTAGTATATTTCAACTTAGTCTTTTCAAACTCATACACAACACCTTGATTATTTAACTCAGAAGCAATAGCTTCTTCTAATCCAGACCTAAATCCGTAAGTTAAACCTACAGTTTTAGAAGTCTGTGTTTTCTTGTACAGTCGTCTCTGCTGCCACTTCATTTTCTATTTCTTTTTCTGCGGCCACAAAACCACCTTCAACTTTGTCAAAACCGTAACCTTCAGCACTGCCAGCTCCGCCTTCAACAAGTTCAGTTATTTGTACTGCACGTAATCTTAAAGATACGCCAGCTCCTGCCATAGCAGTGTACCACGGCATAAGTTCAGCACTTACTTTCATTTTACTTCCAGACCAAACATTAGTATCAATCATTGGTTTACCAGAACTATCAAAGATAGCAATTTTAAATGGAATTACTTTTCCATCTGAAGAAACTATTTGTGCTTTTCTTTTAAATTTGAACTCAATGTTTCCAGTTTCTTTACCTTCAACAACTTCGTTCTCATATGGTAAATTAGCTTGTTTAATAGCTTTGCCTTTATTTTTTTCTTTAGCAAGCTCCAAGCTTTTTTTCATCTCATCATCAATTTGTTTAATTAATGGTTGAGCTTCTC